ATAAACCAAAGTTCCACCTATTGTTGTTAAATCATTTTTGGTGTCTGGATAACGAATAATAACCACACCTGAACCGCCATTGCCACCATTTGTTTCGTAACCCCCACCATTAGCGCCATTGCCAGTATTGGCTGTTCCATTACCGCCGCCTGTTGATAAATCTGAAAAGCCAGTTCCACCAGCAGCGTAAGTGACTGCTGATCCTGAATAAGAATTCGATGTGCCAGTTCCACCTGCTGCTGAAGATGATGATCCTGTTGCATTAGTTCCTACTGATGCAGAACCACCGCCGCCACCGCCGCAGTAAGCAGATGCGCCTGCTGCGTTGCCGCCTGCATAACCTTCAACTGGTGAATAAGAGCCAGCGTTTCCGCTTGCTCCGTTTGTTGGTGAAGCAGTACCACCACCACCACCAGAACCACCAGAGTTAGGTGATTCAGAATTGCCACCGCCACCAGCGCCGCCTGCTGTTGAAGATATTGAAGAAAATACAGAGTTATTTCCATTTGAGGCACGACCATTGCTACCTGTTTTACCAGCGCCACCGCCGCCAACTGTTACTGTAAAGGATGCACCCAATGAGAATGAAGTAGATGTTCTAAATCCACCAGCGCCACCGCCGCCGCCGTTGCCTCTACCACCGCCACCACCACCAGCAACTACTAGGTAATCAACTGTATTTGGTTTTTGTGATGTCAATTGCGATGAAGCAACAATTCCCAAAATCAGTGGCATTAGCTTATATCGCCCACGACTGTGAATGTATTGCTAGCTGTGCAGATAATTGTGCAGGCAGAGTAACGGGCGCGCAGGGTTGGCGCTGATGCAGTTGCACCTGTCGATGTAATCGTGACTCCAGCGCCTTGCGCCAAGCTAGTTAAGCCGACACCGATTGATTGAAGATTGATGATGTTACCTGCTGCAAATACTGATGGCGGCACTGTAACTGTTACAGCTGATGCATTTGATGTCGTGACTAGCTTGCCCAAGTCTGCGGCTACCAGTGTGTAGGTAGTTCCAGTCTGTGCATTAAATGAAAGTGTGGTGTCATCCTGTTCAGTCCAGGTAAAGTCTAAATCTGTGCCTGATGCCTTTGATAGCACCTGGCCAGTAGTGCCACCTTTAAGATCAACGAATGATGTGTCAGGCCCACCTAAAGCGGTGCGAATTGCGGCTGCGCCATCTTTAACCAGGTCGGTGTCCGAAGGTACTGTCCAGCCAAAGTTTGTTGTAGTAGTTGGCATTGCTTCTCCTTATGCCACGATAATGGCTTCATTCCAGTCAAGTGTAGAACTTATTGTGTTCCATGTCTCTGCGACACTTACATCATCCCATTGCATCGATTGCAAGCTGAACGCGGTAGGTGACACATTGAGTGTGAGGTCTAGGCGGTTATAGCCTGCCCTGAATGTCCAGCCTTCGACAAAGCCCTGAAAGCGACCATTGACCATATTCGCTGGCAGGTCTGTGATGTCTAGGGCTAATCCCATAAAGACATTCAGAAGCGCATCGCGGTCGCTGTCATCTAGTTCAGAATTGCCCAGGGTAAATGTGATGGACTCGAATACATCCTGCGGCCAAGCTCTAATGCCTAGATAGAAATTTGCCTGTGCTGTGGCATCAGCTGAATTGTGCAAGGTGGTGGCGATGATGTCGGCCTGTGAGCCATATTGGTCGATTGACTCCTGGCTCAAAGCTGTGATGTCACCTGAACGCCATTGAATCGTGACCTTGTTGCGCAAATCACCCAGGCGGCGAATGGTGCGAATTCCACGCGATAGTGCGTGATTGCCGCTTACCGAGGTGTAGCCGTTAGCTGCTAGGTACTGCGTACGATGGGTTGCATCTGCATAGCCGATTCGGCCTTGAGCATCTTCATACAAATATCCCAGCCCTGATGTGGCGAGCGCGGAAACTAGCGAATACATATCGGTGACATCTGATGTTCGTGCCATTAGCTCATAATCGCCAGGCCTATCGATTTCGCCCAAGCCTGAATTCTCTGCATTTGCCCATGTGGTAGTCGGATCATAAGTTGCCCAGGTAAGTGCGGCAGGTACTTCAGCCCAAGTGTTAAATAGTGATTGGCTTAGAATTTCGTAAATCTGATTGCCGTCATAATCCTTTGATAGCACTCCATCGGTTAGAGTCTTAGGCAGTTTGGACAAAGCGCCTAAAGCTGTAACGCGAATAGTTTCATTGATGCCGCCTGTGCCAGTGCTAGCCACCTCGACACTTGAGTCAGTGACAAAGCCACCGAATATATCTACATATGTGCCAGTCGAATCTTTGACCTTAATTGATAGCCCATCATTGACATCGATGGTGATGGGGGTCAGATTCAGATTGATGATTTCGATGCTGGCATATCCTGCACGCGGCTGGCTGTAAATATCAGTGCGGCCGGAAACTACTGTCAAAGTCGAAAGCGTTAAATCTGTGTAATCAACGCCATTGATTTGTAGTTGCCATTCGGGTGTCCACTGGGTCATAGCTTGTACGCCTGCGCCCCTAGACCACCGCGATAATATGAAGTGTTGATGACATCGACCACCGCACGCGCTACGCCTTCAGGATCACCAGCTACGCCGATGTTCACATTGTTGGTCACATAGCTTGCAGGTGCGCCACCCAGGGTGGCAGTAGGTGTGAAGGTTTCAGGTCGGTATCCCGCAGGTGCGCCACCGATAGTCACTGTGGGTACGAGTGCCTGCGCTCTTGCAGCTGAAGCCGATGCGGCCGCAGCTCCTGATGATGCGCCGCTTACTGATGGCATCGCCGCCATTGATGGAGCGGATGGGATAGAAGGCGCTGATACTGATGCGCTGGAGATTGATGGGGTGTTGAGTGTTGGCTTGTTAATCGTTGGAATATTAGGCAAAAGTGGCACTGCGTTATAGGCGCGAATAAGCGCATTGATTCCATCGATTGCGCCGCCGATAAGGAAGTTGATGGCTTTGATGACTCCAGCGATGACATCGATGACACCGCCTGCAATTTTGCCGACTACCTGGAGCGCTCCACCTAATACTGTGCCGATGACTGGCGCAAGGTACTGGGCGATGTAGCCGCCGAATTCCTTGAATGTGTCCAGGTTATCGCCTATCGCATTTTTAACTGTGTTAAATGCTTTCAATAGGCCATTGATGATTGGTGTGAATACATTGACGATGATGTTGCCCAGGGTGGTGATTGCTCCACCGATGCCGCCTTTGTCTAGGCCAAAGCCACTGGACATTGCATTGATTGCGGGCAGTGCAATTTGGTTGATGAACTTCATCAGCTTTTCCAGGATAGGCAAAAGCGCAAAGCCGATAGTCTCTTTGGCTTCATCGAAAGCGATTTGCATCCGAGCGATACGGCCTGAATAGGTGTCAGCATTTGCCGCAGCTGCGCCGCCGAATAAATCTGTCAGTCTGCCCTGGACATCAGTAAATGACATGGTTTTCAATTCGGCAGCTGATAGGCCGATGCCTAATCTGCCCAGTGCTGTGGTGTTGCCGTCATAGGCTTTGCCCAGGCTATTGGCTACCGCTTCGAGTGGCTTGCCTGTCGCTGTGGACACATCCATTGCGATCTTGAGCAAATCCTGCGCTTTTTTGACATCGCCTGTGGATAGCGCAAGGCGCTGCAAGGCTGGGCGCAGCTCATCATCTGCCACACCAGTAGCCAAAGATTGCTGCAAGATAAACTGTTCAGTGGCAGCAATTGCGCCCTCTGTAGCCCCTGTGGCGTTCTTTAACGCTAGGGCTAACTGTGTCTGTGCTTTCTCATCTTCGATGGCGGCTTTGACCCCATCCACGCCGATTTTGACGGCATAAGCGCCAGCGGCTGCGGCCGCAGCTACTAGGGCAGCGCCGACTACTTTGCCAGCCTTCGATACCTTATCGCCGAAAGTCTCGACATCAGCTGTGGCGGCCTTGAGTGACTTATTAAGGTTATCTACATCGCCGAGGATGGATAGCTTGAGCGTTCTACTTCCTGCCATTAATCGAACCTCTTAACTATCTCGGAAAATCCTTCTTCCCACTTCTTCACGATGTCAGGCTGAACACTGCGCAGAGTTGGATATATCCACCATCCACGCGAACCGCGACCCTCACGACCACTCCATACTGGGAACTGCTTATACTTATTCGAGCCAAATTCAGACCCGCCCCAAAGGTCGCGTGTGGTTGCACCACCGCTGAACTTTTGCGCCGCGAACCCGTAGCTGATTTCGCCAAACTTGGATGATTTAGACACTTTTGAGCCGTCAGCGATTCGAGACGATACCTTTGGGATTGATCGTGCGTTGCGTGATGCACTCTTAACCTTATCCGATACAAATTCAGCGAGTGCGTTTGACTTGCTTTTGGCTTGATTAAGCGCTTCTTCATCCATAGCCTTAAAGGATCGAGCGATGGCACGCAGTTCAGCTTTGTCATAGCTGATTCCCTCACTTGCCATCGGCTCGCCTCTCTAATATCTCCAGCGCTGTCATTACATCTTCAGCACTTGTAAATTCGCTAGTCGGTAATCCTGTCGCGATTGCCAAATCCCAAAGGGTTCGGCTTAGGCTTCCGACTGGGTAACTTTTGGGTCAGAGTTACCGACCTCGACATTTGCGACTGTTTCAGTCCATACATCGATTGGCTTCACAGGCTTCCCAGCTGCTTCGCGCTTCATGGCGTGATACGCCAGGAATATGAGATCAGATAGCCCTATCTTCTCCTGCGCTTGGCTGATGATGTTGCCCGTACTCTTTTCCCACTTCACCCATTCAGGTGGGGCTGCCACGAATGTGGCAACCTCGCCCGAATTGAATTCAATTGTTATTGGTAGTTTCATTTTTGCTCCCGTTTCTTTTTTTAGCTAAATGTCTCGGATGGTGTTCCTACGACTGTGAATGACAAATCCACTGTCTGTGCATCAGGTGCAGTACCGCCCACTGCTGGGAATACTGGCATGACATTGAACGCAAAGACCGCACCGCTTGCAGCTGTAAGTGATGCAGCTAGTGTGGTGTTTGGTGCAGTTTCGCAGGCAGTCCATAAAGCTTCACAAAGCGATCCTGAAGCTCCCCAGTCTGCGAGCATTGAGACATCGAAAGTCCATTGATCGTCAATGTGCTTGTATGCCTTGCCATCAAGTGTTTGGTATGTCTCAATGGTTGGTGAGTTTGCGAGTGTAGCGCTGGTCGCTTGCGCGTCATAGTTAACTGTCGCGATCGTCAACACTAAATCGCGACCCGTGATGATCGTTGTTGGCACAGTATCTCCTTAGTTTGTTTGGGTATATGTCGTAGACACATTGATGTCAGCTGTGAGCATTGTGCTAGCGCCGACTTCTAATGGGGTTGGGCGATCTACATTTCCAACCACATATCCCGCAGGTATAGCTGCAAGAATTCCCATGATGAGCTTTTCCAGGTTATCTAATGATGCTGGATTGCTGTTATATGCCACGATGGCAGTGATAGTGAAGTTCACTTTTACTTTGATGACCGCTTTACCGATGAGCTGCTGCTCCAGGTATGGCGATGACGGCACGATGACAATTGCTGGCGGGATTGGCGATTCAGGCACATATCCGTAGCTTGTCGCTGCTAGTGAATTAAAGGCCGCCGCTAATGTTGATCGTGTGCCTGCCAGTGTCGATGCGGGCATTTACTGCACCACTGTCTCGACATCAAGGAATGGCATCAATAGTGTGGACACGCGGTTGGTCAAGCTGCGACCCATGCGATATGGCGTGCTGGCAAAGTCCACGCCCTCGATTTGCCCGCCAGCTGCAACGCGGCTTTGGAATACTTCAACGCTTACGGCAAGGATTGCGGATTCGATTGCATCATTGCCTGCGTAAATTTGAGCTGCTGAATAGCCTGAAAGTGTGGCTGTGCCAGTTGGAATGATGTCGCGCAAAGTCACATCAGCATTTGTGATTGCAGCGGTAAAATAATAGTTGCCCATCATTCCATCGAGTGATGTATTTGTATCGACCACTGTGACTGTGGCTGTGAATGGGGCAGGAAGCCCGGCCACGACAATTGATTGCCCTGTAACAAAGTGATGTGCGCGGGCTGTGTAATAAGTAGCGACATTGGATGTCAGCTTGTAAGCATTGACTGCTGATGTATTTGCAACCAGCATCGGCAAAATTACGGCCTCGCTAGTGTTAATGATTTCATTTAGATATGCGTCATTGTATAAAGAATCACTCACGCCCAGCACTGCTCGCAATTGTGCTGCTGTGACTATGCTGGGCATGAGTGTTCCTTTCGTTCGGCTCGGCCACCACGGGAGCGCAGTGGCCGATGATTAGTTTGTGGTTATGGATTAGGTCTTGTTGATACCAAATGCGCCCGCACCGATTTTGGTTGCGATTGCGCCATATCCATACATTGCTACCAAGATTTCGCCTGAAGCAATGACATCAGCACGAAGCTGATAAGTAGGTGATTCATACCATGTGTAGGCAGTTGGATTGATGATGAGCATTGAGTCATCTTTGTCAGTGTCATTTGCGCTTGGCACATTTGCAGTGACATAGAGATCAAGTCCAGCGACATTGCCGCGGATACTGTCAGGGCGCACAACGCCGCCAGCATTGGATGGCTGTGCAGCCATGTAGATTGGACGGCCTGATTCATTGAGTGTCATCAAGTTTGCCCACTGTGATGTGTTCGCAAGAATGTTGCGAGCAAATCCTTGAGTGTTGGAATAGACGGATGCCGCGCCGCGTGACACAAATCCGAGCAACTCTGAAGCTGTTGGATATGTTGTCAGTGTTGTGGCATCAGCTGTTGCGCCTGATGCGAGTGCTGTGTACACGGCCAAATCTGTTGCCTTTGCGTACTGTGCAGCCATGTTGTTCATCAATTCTGTGATGAAGAGTGGTGATGAGCGGTCAAAGAGTTCTACAGAAAATTGCTGTTGTCCAGCGTATTTTTTGACTGAAACTGTGACGAATGATGAAGCTTGATCTGTATTGGATGGTGTGCCAGCTTCTGCTGTTTCGGCAACTGTTGGAAGAGTTGTGATCTTTGGAATTTCAAAAGACATTCCAGCGTCAGGCAAGACACCTGTCGTGATCGCATCGATTGCGCTTCTTGTGTTATTAGCAAGCCCATTGATTACTGATGTGAGCTGGCGTGTAGGAATGAGGCCAGCATTGTCTGTGGTATCTGCTGCGGCTGCGATGTATGAACGCGCCTCATCTGATCCGAGTGCTGCCTTGATTGTCATTTCCAAATGCTTTGGAGCTGAAAAATCCAGGCGTGGCTTTGTGTATCCAACTGCTGTTGCAGCTGCGGTGATTGACTTTGCGGCTTCGACCGACTCTACGGCATCCGCGTTTGTGACGGTGTTATCCACTTCGTCTCCTTCTGTTGTTGTTGGTTCTTCTGCATCCTCGGTGGATTCAGAAACTTCTTCGCCTTCAGTAGCGGCTACGCGCTCCACGCGTGCTGCATCGAAAGCTGGATTGTGTGTGAGTGCAACGCCAACGAGCTGCGCGGCAGTTACTACCATCGTGCCATCCTCGTTGTAAGCAAAGTCTGTGGCTTCAGCTTCTACTGAAAATCCATCGCGCAAGCCATCCATAGCTTCGACAAGTGCATCTGTACCAGCGGATGTTTGGCTAATCTTAAAAGTCGCGTTCATGCCTGATGCATCTGCGCTCATATTGATGCTGCGCCCGATTGGGCGTGCAGAATCATGCTCCAGGTTGAGTTTTACTGATGTCGGTTGAATCGATCCTGCCTGGAATAAGACTTTTCCAGTTGATGCATTTGCAGCTACATCGAAGGCCACGATTTGCCCAGTGATGGTGCGTGACTCCGAATCGGCCGCAGTGATGCGCATGGGTGTTGTGATTTTCATAGGAGCAAGTCCTCTTCCTCTCTAACTTCCTCGATGCTCATTGCACCGATGCGATTTAAGATTTCATAAACCTGCGCACGCTCCAAAGGATTGCCACGCAAGAAATCATCTACATCAAAGCGGACATCTGTACCTGCTGGCACAAAATCCGCAAAAGATAAACGCTGTTCCAAAACTGTCATGTAATTTCTGAAAGCAAAGTCCACAAGGTCGCGGCGCTTATCCAAAGCATTGCTGTATGTGAAGGTCGATTGCTGTGCATCTACGAAATAGGCAGGAACGCCCGTTGCCCTGGCGAGTTCCAAAGATACATAATTCCTAGCTTCATTTAGCTGAATACTCTTAGGGTCGAAGCCTAAAGTCTCGATGCTTACATCTGCATTGAGGAACGCTGTCGATTTATTAGATCGTGCAGTGCGCCATGAATTGAGCAATTTTGCAACGCGGTCGGCCGGCAACGATGTGCCATTTGATTTAAGAATCATCTGCGGGATTGGTTCATTTGCAAAGTTCATTGCAGCTTTTTCAAGTGCAGCGGCTGCTTTAATTGTGCGACCTGCGCGCACCAGTAATCCTTCAGATTCTCCAGCAAATACCACTAGGAAATTTGGATCGACATAAACGCCATCAATAAGATACGCAGTGACTTCTGTGCCATTTTGATTTGTCTGAATCGTTACGCGTTCAGGAGCGATGCGCTCCATCGCGCGGATTCTTCCTGTGTCAGCATATCTATCTGTCACCCTGGCATACGCAGTCGGATGGAAGAACAAATCTGAAATCATCCACGCCCAAAATACTGAACCCGCAATGCGTGTATCAGGTTGGTTAATCACACGGGGGCTTTGTACTTTTTCGCCCGTTGCGATATTGCGGCAGTGCATCGGTAGCGATGCGACTGTTTGGATGATGCCCAGGGATCGTGCAATTGTTGGCACTGTCATAGCTTCAGCTCTTGATGCCGCTGTTCCAGTTATCGCAAAGAATGGCAATGCTTCAGGATAAAGCGGTGCGAGTGAAGCATCAATGTCATTCGTTCCAGCTGTGACGGCAACTGGACGAACTGGCACGAACGCATCAAAGAAACCCATGCGCTCATTCTAAATTCGCTGTACTACTTAGCCCACCATAATGTCAAGGTCTGTCTCTGGGCGTGTCGCGAAGTGGGTGCAAAGAGCTGTGGCCACACTGGCGCACACCGCCGACTGGCTCGCCCTTCTGCCGATGACCCAACCGCCATCACCTCTACGCAGCTGAACGGCCGAAAGCATTTGAGCGGTTAGCTCTTTATTTGGCCGATACCGCAACCGCCTGGAATTGATAGCGCCCAGCATTTCATCGCAGGCCTGCGGGTAGACCGCATCCATGTCGAAGATTGGAATACCAGCGGGTGCAAGGCGTGCCGCGACCGCGCCACTTGTGCGGCGGCTGTAAAGCACATTCTCTAGCTGATACTTTCGGGCATAGACTGCCAAATCATTTGCGATGGCTTTGTCATCAAGCTGTAACTGATTTTCCCAGGTATGTAACAATTTGATACCAAAGTTATCATCGCCTAAACGCTGCGCGCCGACTAGCGCCCCAAATTTTCTGTCAGGGCTTAAATCGATGGCCAGCCAGGTAGTGCGCTCTTCATCCAGGTCAAATTCAGGATCACTACATTCAGCCCACTTATTTGAGTCCACGCAGCTGGAGATTGACTGAACCCATCTGCAAAGTACCTCGGTCTGCACCACATCAGGCGGGTCATTGAAAACGGCGCGGATATTGTCAGGGTGGATGGTCGTGCCTAAAGCGGGATTTGCGTAGGCTGCATTTTCCATCGTCACATCATCAGTCGGTGCAGACCACTCGAAATATCCGATGTTATCTTCAGCGCCGCCGATGGATTGGAGCGCGCGCTGTCTAAATTGGTTCAGCACTACTGAACTGGCATCGCCAGCATTGGTATAGGCCAGGATCATAGGATTCTTTGCAGCCATCAGGGTATAGCGCAATGATGCAAATGATTCCAGGTCATTCATTTCGCGAAGCTCATCCAGGTGGATAGTTTCAGGTTTTGATACACCGCGAGCAGCTGAACCGCCTGCCTTGATGATAAAGCGAGTTCCCAGCATCGTCTCGATTTCTTCCGATCCATGACTCCACCTGATTCGCTTGACTTGCTTTGCCAGGTAGTCGCTGGATTCAATGACATTTACCAACTGCCTGAACTGCTCCAGGGATGTAGATAGTCGATGTGCCGAGCCGATTTGCAGCGATTCTTCCCATAGGAAAAGACCCCCCAGGATTCGCAGCTGCATCAAAAAACTTTTGCCATTCTGCCTGGCTACAGTGCAGACATTTACAGGGCTAGCCCACCTGCCATTTGGCAATACTTTGTGGCTATGCTCGATGAAGAACTTTTGCCAGTCCATCAGCTCGATGCCGATTTGACCAGCCAAGTCCACCAGTTCAAGCCCGCGACTAGGCAAATCATTCAGCGGCGTGTGGATTCTAGGCGTTGGATGGCCATAAATGCCTTCTGTATCCCTACCCAAAACCGATTGCAGCCGATTTGAGCCCTGTTCAGCCTCTATGAGTTCCTTTGAGGCTTCTGCGTGGCTAGTCATGGCTTATCGAGTCATTTTGAGGGGTAAAAGGAACAG